TTAACAGGAGAAAAACTATGGAAAGTCTAATTGTATTGCTCGCGGGGATATCCTTAATAGTGTCTCAACTTGGCATGGCTTTATTTGCGGGAGAAAAATAATGTATTTATCTTCTGGATCTATCACGCTTATTGTCTTTACAGCCCTCTTGTTTGTTGTCGCTTACATTATCGACACTTTCGGCGGGGCAGGGGAGTGACTGGCCCAAAAAATATTTTGTTAAATCCATGATATTTTTTAAGATTGTTATTGTGCTTGCCGATATAACTGGTACAATAGATGCAAAAGAAACATTACTTTTAAGGAGCTTAACTATGGCAAACCCAGCAATTATTGAGATTGTTCAAGAGACGCACACTTACACCGCGAGTGTCCGAGACACTGCCCAGCTTCGGGATTACTGCGGCGACTTAGTTCGGAAGGGTAAATCTTTTAGAATCGGGTCGATCTTTTCTTACGGCGATTTAGATTTAGATGATTTAGCTAAGAATCTTACGATGTTGACACGATATGGCACTTACGATAAAAGACTTAAAAAGGAACACAGCGATGAAAATTAAAAAGACAGTTGGCGTTGCGAACGACAGCAATTTTAACGACAGAGGGTATGTCCGCAAAGATTACATTGTTCACACTGAGTGCGGCAAAGAGTTCCTTGCAAAAGCAAATAAAAAAGTAGGTTATATCTGTAACAACGTCTCTTATGCTTCGGTCAAGGCTTTGAAAGCCGCGATTGAATCAGGCAGCTTGGATAAAGAAAGCAACACCGATGGCGACACCGATGGCGACACCGATGGCACCATTTCACCAACGTGGGATTGTGTCCATCCATGTGCCTTACTTTGTCAACTTTACGATCTAGGACTACTTGGGCCACTTGGCTACAAGCACAAGGACGTTCTAGCTCATTTCAGGGATACCATGGATAAGTATGGATGGCTAAACGAATCTGGGCATCCAGATGTCGAGCGGGCTGCGAGAGAAGTATCTCGTTGTGAAAATCTATTAATTAAAACCTAAAATAATTGTTACTTTACTCCAGTAAATTGCGAGATTTAATGCGGTAGTTTCTGGGGTGTTTTTAAACATTTGTCTGAGGACATTAAATGAAAGATTACACGAAAAGCAATTCTCACCACTCGCTTCCTGAGGAGTGGAATGACTGCCTTAACTGCGGCGCGGGAATCGTGAGAAAAACAAACCCGTCGCAACTTTGCCGCAATTGCCACGAGGCTCAGGTCATGAGGGAGAGTAGGCAAATCTTTGTGGATCATGGGGACGTGGACAACTGGACCTCTCAAAAGCAGTTGCTAGGATCTTGGGACTCAGATTATGTTTGCCAAAAACAAAAAAACGGGTCTAGATTATTGGGGCGAAATTAATGGTTTTTAAAGGGATAGCCGAAGAGATTTTTGTTTATGAAAAACTAATGGACGCGGCTCTTTCTATAATTTCACGCGACAAAAAAACTCACGGCGTGTCTGATGCAGAAGAACTGGCAAATCACGCTTTTATGCAGCTAAAGACTAAGCGTAGGCCGCTTAAAGAGAAAATGTCCTACCAAAAGGAAATCCTTGCAGCAAAACGTGTTTTGACATCAGGCACATCACCGGCTAGAGACACGTCAGAAAGAGAACTTTTCTGCGAAATAAAATATGGGCGGTTGGTTCAAGCCTGCGGAATTGAACAGCAGGTGTTTGCTAGAGAAAGCCTTGAAAAAGATTCGGACCTTTCCGAAGTGCTTCCGTTGATTCTAGGCATGATGACCGAAAAGAGCCGCCTGATAGTGCATAGCATTCAGCCGTTTTCCGGAAATGTTTCAGCGTACGCAAAGGCGGTTAACATACCTCAGCAGACAGCCCACGACAGGGTCCACAAGGCTCGACACGAATTTCTTGGGTTGATCCCGAGAAACTGCAATCTATATACTACGTCTCGCAGGCTGCGACGGCGATTTAAAATTGGGGAATTCAATGTCAATTAAAAATTACCGAAACTGGCTTGTCTGGAAAAAGAAACACCAACCCGTCTCGGCCCTGACTGGGCAATCCGCTGGCTGGAACCGGAATTTGTCAACTTTTGCTGAGGCGGAGCAATTTTGCTTTGACAACCCCGGATTTCAAATTGGCTTATGTTTTTCGCCCGAACTCCCATACGTCGGATTAGATCTCGATTCTTGCGTTGGTGACGATGGAGTTGAAGGTTGGGCAAAAGACATACTTTTGTCATTATCTGATAGCGTTGTTGTAGAAAACAAAAGCGTTTCAGGAACTGGCTGCAAAATTGTTTTGAAATGCTCAACCTCGGTGAAGCGCGGCGTTCGCTTTGTGGAGGCAACAAAACACGGCGATCATGTGCCGCAGGTTGAACTATTTTGCGACAACAAATATTTTGCGTTGACATCACCTCTGTTAATTTTAGACGAAGCGGACGAGGTAAATTTAGATAATCTCAGTGATGTGATGGGATACGATGTCACAGATTTGCAAAAGGCAGAATCTTCGGAAGCCACCGCTGGCGATGTTACGCCATCTGAGCTTGAGCAGATGCTGGCTAAGTTAGACGTATTAAATTACGACTCGCGGGAATCATGGTTTAAAATGCTTTCCGCCGCTCATCATGCGACTGGAGGCTCTAAAGAGGGCTTGGAGGTGTTTC